AGAGAACACTTGCTTGAACCGCTTGTAGATCTTGGGGTCCATACCATGTTCCATCTTGAGACCAGGAGTTACTTCAAACCCATCGAGTTCGAGGTGCCCCATGATGATCTCGGCATTTGTGCTTTCAAGATGCGATAACGTTTCTTCTTGGTTTTCTTTGTTAATCCAGGGGACGAAACAAATTGGAGTATCTTCAATATAAACAGTAGACACTCCATCGTATACCTGAATATTCTCATAGTCTTTTAGCAGTAGTTCAGGAGAATTAATTTCATTGGTGTTCTTGTAGTACACACAATGATTGCCTAGGATCATGTGAACAGTGATGTCCATGCTAGCCAGGCGATCAAAATAAGACCTACGGATCCTACTCCAAACATTAAAATCAATGCTTTTCCTGTTGTCAAACGTATCGCCAAGATCAATGATTGTTTTGATTCCCTTTCTTTCAAGCGTTGGGAAAAAGATTTGTTCATAGAACTTCTCGAAATAATTCCAGAATGCTAGAGAACCTTTACGTCCATCCAGATGCTGGTCTGTGATTAATGCTACGGTCATAGTTTACCACCGACAACTCCAGAGTTAACAACTCTAGTATACTGTTCCATTGTACCATCTTGAATACACTTCAGATGCCAGCGTGTGACATTCAACACACCTTCTTCAGTAGCACCTGTGATGAAGTGAGCACCAAGGAATGGTTCCTTTAGGATACTAGTAAAAAGACCAAAGCGTGTCTTCTTGATATAGAAGGCATCATCGATCCAGACTACATCATCGGGAATGTTTTCTTCAATCGTTGGGTTCTTCCCCAGACTGTCCAGAACCGTCAACTTCTTCTTTTCCACTTTGTCCATTTTTATTAAATCCGAAAGGTCCTACTTTTTCTTTGACTCGTTCTTTCATGACGGCACCACTCAGTGCTTCCATAACTTTCAGAATGTCTTCTGCTTTAGCAACCGCATTATTCATACGGTCTTTTACGAAGTGATACTTATCGAAGAATTCATCCGAGACTAGTTTGTAGTCTTCAACTGTAATTGGTTCATCCTTCATCGGTTCATCCTAATTTCAACGTTTTCTTTGATGCTACCCATGTCAGCATAACTAGAGTTCATATCGTTCCCATAGTCATCTGTGTGCATCACATGATCAAAACCAGTCTTCTCCAAGATCTTTTGTTTGATGTCATTCTGACGTTTCTCTTTCTGGATCCTACGAAGGAAGGCGTAGTAGATGATTTGAGTGAAGTAAGCAAAAGGGTTCTTTGATTTTTCAGGATCAAAGTTATTAATATACTGAACACAGTTTTCCACACCATCGGAGATCATGTCTTCACGGAAGGTGTAGTTAACAAAGTTAGGTTTGTAAGACAGGTGGGTAGCAATCTTCAGAAAGCAGTCACCAATGTAATGAGGAATCCTCGGACGTGTCTTTCCTTGTTCTTCTGCTTCACGAACCTTGTTCTTGAAAACGGTGATCGCCTCCAAAAAGTCTTTGTTATTTACGTAATACTCTGTGTTTTTCTTTGACATAAGACATGTTTTGATTTGCTTACCTTGTGTACAGTATAGTCTAGGACTAAGATCTTGTCAACTAGCTTGACAGAACCTCAGAAACTCAGTACAATAACTCTGTCAAGGGTTAAGAGACATATAGCTTTTAGCTTATTTTATAGATCTTCTCTAGTGTTTTTTTCATTTCTTTTACTGAACCTAGATAACCCATTCTTTGATTAAGATTAGAAGGATTTACTTTGCCAGCGTCATCTTCATCATTACTACCAGATACAATAGACAGATAGTATCTTTCAATTCGTTTGTCTAGTTCTGACATGGTAAGGATTCTTTCCATTGGTAGAACAAACATGTTTTCATATGTTGAATGGATCCAGTCTACTAGAACAAATCCTTCTACTGTCTCACCATTCCTACGTTGCTTGATTTCTGTTACCTTCTTAGGATTTTCAAGGAGGAGCGAGTGCTCCGCTTCCATGTAACAAACTTTAGCAACTATCTCTTCACCTGTTATTAGTTTGATTGTTGAATAAAATTCTTCTTCCATATTATTTCAGTTTGATAGGTATTACTTCATACTTAAAGTTTTCCTCTTGGTAGATCTTAATTCTTTCTGTCAAGTGATTGAGAGTATAGTTAGTTCTACTCTTAGAAGAGATATCGTCAGCGATATCATATAAGGTTGCTATGTCTTTGCCGTCGCCTTTCCTGAGGACACGTCCAATACTTTGGAGATTACGTACCCGTGACTTACTTGGGGAAGCAAAGATAATATTGTGTAAACGTTTAATGTTGATGCCAGTAGAGAACGTTCCGTAAGAAGCAATGATGATAGCATTGTCCTGGGTTTCGGTAAGTTTACGAACCTCTTCTCTATCCTCTACATCTGTACCGCCATGAACAAAAAAGATTTCACGGTCTGATATATTGCTATTTATCAAATCATAAAGTGGTTCACCATGCTTCTCCACATAGTTGAATAGCACCAAGGTGTTACCTTCAATGTCGTTAACTAAATTCTTAATTAAGTTATTACGTTTCTCATGCTCGACAATATATTCCATCTCAGCATGATAGTCCTCAAAATATTTGTACTCATGCTTACACACCAGCACCTTGATACGGAACTTAGAGAGGTGTCCCTGCTTGATTAGATCATCTGTCCTGGTTACTTTCTCACAGGCACCAAACAGACCCTCTAGGACCCATTTGTGAGTCTTGCTGCCATCCAATGTACCAGTGAATCCGAAACGATACTTGGCATTGTGTAGTTTAGTCATGATGCCTGTCAGACTTTTCGACTTAAATAGATGTGCTTCATCACCGATAACACAGTCAATGTCATCGAAGTATCGCTTGGGAAATTTATAGATTGATTGCCAGGTTGAGATGATAACTGGTTTATCAGTATTCTTATCTTTGCCCGAATATATGGTATGGCAGTATTCGTCGGCATTCCATCCATAGTCTTTAAAATCTTTTATCATCTGCTCTACCAACGATGTGGTAGGTACTACTAGCAGAATTTTTTTACCAGCAGCGGCATAGTACCTCACGATACTGTAGATCATAAGCGACTTGCCTGATCCTGTCGGTGACAAAAACAACCCTCTGTTGTTCTTGAGGGCTTTGTACACCGTCATGTATTGATAATCTCTAGGTTTGTATTTAGAGATATGATTCATAAAATCCGCCACACCTTTCGGGGAGACGAACCCATTAGGTTCCTCTACATCTCCATACCAATCGTTGGACTCGTAATTTAAACTATACTTTCGTTCGGCACACCACTCTTTTAGATGGGGAAGTAATCCGCCATACAATTCACCCGTAGCAGGAGAGTACAGGTGAATCATACCATCCCAGTATCTAAACCTAGGTTGCCTTTTTAGAAACTTTGCCTCTGGTAATTCAAAAGAAAAGTAATCCGCTAGTTCGTGATGAACGTGCTGGTCAGAATTGAGAGTAAGGTATACTTCATTCTTCTTCTTGACAGTAATCAGGGACATTAGTTTCCATTAATAAACTTCTCCCATTCGATAGCGTTCTTCACGTGATAATTTCTTTGTGAAATCATCTTTAAAACATTGTCTAAAAAATGAAGCATCTGATCAATGTACTTGATCTTTGCCTCTTGGTTAATGATGTCGTCGTCCGACTCAAGATAGACTTTCATCTTGTCGGCGGTTTTAATACTTGATCCAAAAGGTTTCTCAGCGTAAACTTTTGCTTCTGCCTCCCCGCTGTAATACTCTCTCTTTTCTCGTACCAATTTACGGACTTCAAATTCCAGACTAGTTTTAATCTGTGAAAGATCGGTGTAATGGTTTAAGTATTTATTATGCTGGAAAGGGATCTCCATTGAGATCTTGCCAAGATCAGCACTATAGTTCTTGTTCTTAAACTCAAACTCTACGTGACTGTCTTCTGCCCATTCAGATTTAATTTGTTCAAATTTATGATGTAGTTTGTCAAAGTTCATGTAGAAACGGCAAATTCCTTATCTCGGATTGTGTACCCAGTATACTTGAAAGTTACTTGCGCTGTAAAGTATTCGATGTCATTGGATGTAGCATCGAAACTCATTTCAGATATACTGATTGGAAAAAGATTTTCAAAGTCAATGACGTGATTGACATTGTATGATGAAGTGTAGATCAACAGTTGACCAGAACTGTAATCTGGCTCTGCTGTTGGCATGTGTTCTTCAGACACACCGTTTTGGCGAATCCAATCGTAGATTGATCTCCAATTGATTAACTCTTCATCAACAATAAATGTCACAGACAAGTCCCCGTATTCTACCCCGCCACCAGCTACGATGGGAAATTGACGGAACCTAGTGGGGACTTCAGTGAAAGGTACAGAAACATCAGGAAGGTTAGCTCGCTGACAGAAAAAATCTACCCCTCTAAATTTTTCCAACTGGAGTTTGAATCCAACGGGAGAGAGGTAATTACGATTTCCAATTTGTTCTTTATACCATTCAGCAGGCATATGTCAACTTCCCAAGCATTACTATTTAGCGTAGTATGCCTGATAGTAAGCGACTATACCTGAGGAAATAGCATGTCCTTGACTTACCCAGTCATGACAACACTCAGTAATACTTTCCATGCTATGTACAGGTGCTCCGTACTCATTTAGTTCGGCACCAAATTTCTTGAGGAGAATTGTATATACTTCTTGGCGAAGTTTCATACGAGCGTCACTGTAACGCCAGTCTTCATTCGTCATAGTTGTACCAGAAGTCATTCCAGTCTTCCTCCGTTGCTTCGTAGATAGGGCATGGTTCCTCCATGAGGAGGTCGTTCTTCACCTTAGCACATCGTTCCCTAAGGACGCTTTCGTTGAGGTCAGGTAGCATACTGTCTGTGAAATCGAGGTCTTTTCTCATCGGACGTATTCGTTTAGGATATCTAGGATCTCATTATAGGCGTTATGGGCACCGTCGTGCCAGTCGCCGCTCTTGTCGTGGTGTTGACCGTTGAAGAGATCGGTCTTTAACTTGTACACTCTAGCGAGTAGGTCTGTCTTGGTCACTGAACCTGTGGACATATAACCTCCATAGTATATGAGTATTTAATAAAAAAGGGACCCCTGTTAGAGGTCCCTGACATTCCGTGGGGTTTAGATCACATGAGGTTGGTGACCTGAACACGACGGTAGTACATGTTGGTGTTGGCGGTGAGGGTCTCACCGTCAGGAGTACCATTGTAAGCACCGTTGGTGGTAACAAATGGGTTGGAAACCATGCCGTAACGAGTCTTGAAGCCAATCTTGGGCTGGAAGTTGTTAGGATCGATGGAACGAACCATTTGGAGGGGTACGTAAGGACAGTAGAAGAGTCCAGCGTCATAAGGGGAGGTGCCCTTATAACCCATTACGTAGTAGTGCTTGTCGCTGAGGTTAGCAGAATAAGGATCAACATAGACCTTGATTCTACCGTTGATGGTGCCAACAGCAAGGTTGCCAGTGTCATCAACAGTACCGATGGCAGGACCACCAGCGCCAGTTAGACCAGAGGAATAGTCGAGAACGCCAGCCATGGCGAGGGCAGAAGCAACATCAGCAGAGCAGATGAGGAAATTGCCCTTTCCTCTACGAGTCTCTTGGGCGATAGCGTTAGCGTCACGCTCAATTTGGAAGAGAAGACCCTTGAATTTCTCAATAGACCAACGACCGTTGCTGTCAACGTCGAGGTCGAAGATACCAGCGTTAGCAACGTTGTTCTGAGCACCAGGCTTAGCAACGCTGTAAACACGACGGACGACTTCACGGTTGATCTCAGCAAGGACTTCGCTAGAAAGGATGTTAGCGAGTTCTTGCTCAGCATCTAGACCATGGATCGCCTTGAGGTCTTGAGCGAGTTCCAAGGTGTACTCAGCTTTGAGTGCTCTGGACTTAGCGGTCACAGAGGTCTTCTCGATGCTGAAGGACATCTCACGGAACAACTTGCCAGCATCGCCAGCTTGCTCAAGATCTTCTCTAGAGAAACCACGGGGAACCTCGTAGGTGCCAGGGGAGGAATCGTTGAGGAGAGCAGGGTTGTTACCTTCTGCGTCGCCACCGACACCAGCGCCTGTACGGGGAACATAGTCACCAGCGTTAGCGTCGAGACCAGCAGTGAAGCCAGCATCGGGCTCGTTGAACAGTGCCTCTTCGCCGCCTTGGTTCTCGTAGCGGGATCTCATAGCGAAGATAAGACCAGAGGGACCAGACATAGGCTGGACACCACATACGTCATATGCCATGAGGTTAGGCATAGCACGACGAACGAGGCTGATTAGAACGGGATCGAAACCAGCAAGACCAGCGGTGTTGTTGGAAGCGAGTGCCGAACCAGCAGGGGATACGGTGCTAGCGCCTAGGGCGTTAACAGCAACTTCGTTGAGCATACCACGCTCTTCACGAAGTGCTCTTTCTTGGTTTTCCAGGAGTACAGAGGTCACTGCTCTCTTGTAGCGATCCTGGATTTCAGGAGCTTCGCCATGGTTAAGAACAGGGGACCACTTTTCCTGGAGATGTTGTGCGTTAAACATTTTGTCTCCGAGTTTGTTAGGAATTGTGGATAAAATTATTTAGGAAATCACTGATTCCAGCGGTTCATTGCCTGGAGGTACATTGCCATTGCTGGTGTTACCTCTTCGGTTTCCACTGGAGTTTCGTCAGCAACTACTTTAGGAGTGCCTTCTTTAGGGAAGTACGACTCTTTAATAGTGGTGAGTTTCTTAGAGAATTCCTCCTCAGAAGTAAACTCAACTCCCTCAGCAAGGGATGCTAGCTTGTCTTTTTGTGTGTCTACTAGATCTTCGGCAATTTGCTTGACGATGATCTGCTTAGCAGATTCATTGAGACGATTTTGAAGTTCAATATTAGCCTTAACCTGTTCGTTGAGGCGTTCTTCCATCTTACAAAGATCTTCAGTCATACCTTCGACGACATCAACTTTTTCGTCGGGGATATTAATGTAGTGCTCTTCAAAGAGACTCTTCAGACCAGTGATGAAGTCTTCGGTAATCTCATTTCTGATACCACGGTCAACAGAGACTTGATTTTCCTCAAGCCACTTAGTGACAGCGTAGTTAATTGTGCCAGTTACTTCTTCAGCAAGTTCTTTCTTGTGTGCTTCGACTTGCTCAGAAAGTTGTGCCTGGAACTGCTCTTCGAGTTTGGTCCACTCTTCAGTCAGTTTAGACTTAACAGCAGCTTCAAAGATTGTTTTTGCTTTTTCAGCAAACTCTTCGCTGAGTTCAGTACCCTCGGTGAGAGCAGAAACGTCAGCAGATACGTCGAGGTCCTCAAACTTAGGTTTGATAGGATAGGTTACGCTACCACCTTCCTTGGTTCCATAGGCAATCTCGCTACCAAACTTAGGAGCGGTGCCGTTAGGAAGGTCGGTGTTGGAAGCGCCACGGTTAGGTTCGCCAGAGATACCACCCGAGATAGGAGCAGCAGCCTTAGCACCAGGATTCTCGTCGCCATCCTCATCATGTTCATGAGGAGTAGTTGTTACACTGTTGACTTCTTGAGGTGCCTTTTGACCGATGGCGATACCAGGCTGGAGTGGAGCAGCGTGACCTGAAGCGCCTTCGCCAGCAGCGGCTTTAGCGTTAACAGCGGTGTTGGATTGTCCTGAGGCAGCAGCATCACCAGGGAGAACAGCAGCGGTTACCGTTGGCATTGGATCTCCAGCCTCGGAAAGGACAG